AGATGGTTTGAAACAAGATCTACACTCTCGCCAAGTTTGTGAGTTATGCCATAAGTGCGGTCAGCTTCACCTGCATATTTAATAAATGATGTTTCGAGATTGGTGTATGACATCGAAAGTGTTTTTACACGTTTCTCGAAATCACTATCAACAGATGATTTTGCTTTTTCAAGTGCAGTTATCACTTTGTTGATAGATAACTCACCATTCTTACCCATATCTTTAAGTGCGCCAACGCTAACACCTAAACCATCTGCAATAGCTTGTGCTAAAGCCGGTGTTTGTTCCATCACAGAATTAAGTTCAGCACCACGCAACTCACCACTAGCCAAAGCTTGACCGAACTGCATTAATGCCGCTTCTGATGACGCTTGTGCGGCACCTGATAAAGCGACTGCTTTTGATACGGTTTCTGTTAGTTCTACGACTTTTTGCTGACTAATATTTAAAGTATCAGCATTTTTTGCAAAACGTTGATAGATTTGAGCGGTTGCGCCAACAGCTTGATTGGTTCGAGATGATATATCAAACACGCTTTCTGTAGCCTGAGCCATTTCTGTCTGACTATGAGTCACCAGTCTAATACGGTTCTGTAGCTCAGTGTAGCCATCCATCATTGCAATAGCTTGCTTTGACAAATCTTGCGCTCTACCTAAATTATCAAGGCGAAAACTCCATTTTGTTGTCGAATTGATGTTATTGGCGGCTTTCTCAATATTATTTAAATATTGCGTAGTGCGTTCTGAGAACTGACGTGCTTTTTCTTGAGCGCGAGAAAAATTAGCTTCAAATTGTCTAGTAAATTTTCGGGTCTGATACTCAGACTTACTCAATCCATTCTGAAATTGGACTGTATCGAGACTTAACCCAATATACAAACTACCGAGTGATGACATATTTTCTCCAGAAATAAAAAAAGCCCGCATATTGCGAGCTTTCTATACAAACACTAACTATTTAATGATGACGTATTTAACTTCGTTTTCTTTTTCAATTTGCTGTAGAACTTCATTTTCAGTTTTCTTCATAAAGAAAAACATAGCAACTTTTGCAAAAACAAAAAAGGTAATGTAAGCCAGAGAAACACCAAGTAAAATTTTTGTGGTTATGCCTGTTACAGCCAAGATAAAAATAACAGGTAACACAAAGAATAAAGCGAAAAACGCAATAACCTCTTTGCCCAACCAATGGATAAGTTTAATTTCATCTTTAAACATAACCCCTCCTTATTTACTTACCTATACTGTACAAAATACATTCATTTTAATCAATAGGGAGTAGCTAATTTTTTCAACTTTTTTACTAAACAATCAACGATTTAACAAATAAGACTCTACGCCATCATCTTCTTTATCTTCTGATGCCTTATTCTCATTGAAAAATGGCATTAAATCGTTCAATGTTGTGGCTTTCTGTTTTGGATCTTTATGAATTAACGCTAACAAATGAGCAATCTGCGCTGTGCGATAATCATCTCTCCATAAACCAAATGGCTGTTCTTGATAAAACAGCATATATTCCTGAAGATGTTTTTCAGGCATTTGTTCGATTTCTTCTAACGTTTTGCCCAACGCAAGCGATAAAGTTATTTGGAACTTGCGTCGGTCATTAAGTTTTTTGGTTCATCACCCATCAATGCTCGACTTAATTCTTCAGATACTTCATTATCTAGACTTGATAAGGCTTTCAAGTCATCTTCATTTTCAAAATCAAACAATAGATTGCCATCTTTATCACATAAGCGGATGGCTAGATTTCGGGCTAAACGATATGGATCGTAAACTTTTCCTAATTGCTTTCCTAATTCATCAGGATCATCATAATCAAGCTCAATACCTTGTGCTTTTGCAATATCACACAATAGTTTGTGCTGGCCAAACAATCCACGGTTCACATCACCGACACTTAACGCTCTTACATAGTACTTTTCGCCAAGAATTTCAATTTCGGTTACTTTAGGTTTATGCTGCAACAATTTGTTTCTCAAATCCATTGTATTTACCCTCTTTTATGGTTAAAATTTACTCGCAGGTAAACTTCTCCTGCATTAAGGTTAATCTAATAATTAAAGCCAAGAGCTGATCACTCTTGGCTTTTTTTATTTTTAAGCTACAGGTAAGTGATATTCCTGTTTTGTATGCTTAATAGTTGCACCGCTTTCAAATTTACCCATAGTTTCACCAGAGTAACCATTGCCAGATTTGAAATAACCAGTGCCATACATCGTGCCTTGACCATTTGGGAAAACTAAACGGAAAGGGAACTTCGATTTTGAAAAGAATTTTTTACGGCATAATTTTTGCATTTCAGATGTTGGCGCGGTAAAAAACTTCATCTGAGTCTCACCGTACTCGAACTCACCAGCTTCGGTGGCTTTGCCATCATCACACATGGTAGTCACATCTTCTTCGGTCAATGTATCTTCGCTACGCTCTAAATTTCGGAGCTCACAGAAATTATTTGACCATTTCACTAATGCCGCTTTAGCATCAGTAAATACTGTTGGTTGATCATACGCTGACCAATCAACTTCATCAGCCAATGTGATTACATCTGCCGCAACAGATTTAACTGGATAATATCCATCTAGCGCACCTAAGCCAGTAACTAAGACGCAATCACCAGTTTTAAATCCGCTTGACGCAACAGTAATTGTTGCATTTGGTGTTACAGAACAAGCTGTAATTTTCTTACTGGCATCTTCGGATGTGCCAATATAAAACCGTGTTTTTTGGAACGGTGTGGTTTTTGCTGCCATGTTTTATTCTCCATAAGCAATTTGATAAGTTATTACCCGACGATGTAATTTTGTATCGGGTTCGTAGTCGCTGAAATCACTTTCTCTCTCGGCATAATCAAATGCCGTTTCAAGTGCGGTAAAAATAGCCTTTCGCAGAGCGAAAATGTCATCAGGATTTTTGCTATAAACATCAATCTGCACCGTAAAATCATCCAAATCCCCATCTTCCAACGCTGAATTTGGTGATATTGCTGGGAATTGATATACGATGACTGGATAGGTACTATTTGTCTCAGGAATCAATCCATAAAAACAGCGACCTGATACAAGTGGATTTAGTGCACTAAAGAGCTTTTTTTGGATCATTTACGCCCACCTCGCAAGATTTCATCTCGTAATGTCATGATGATTTCACGGCTTGCTTGTTCTTTCTTTGCAGTGAAAGCTGGGCGTAAAAACGGTTTGGCTGGCATTTTAGATGTGCCAAATTCCACAAATCTCCAATAGTAAGGATCGTCTGGGTTTGCCGAACTATTTTTGCCATTACTTTTAAAAGCTGTAATTTTGCTAATTTTAAGCTTCCGGACAAAAATTTTTGTTGTTACAGAACCGTTTTCACCTATTTTGGTCCTAGCAGAAATAGCCTTTTTCAAGGTTCCTCGCTTACGATGTGATACACTGTGTTCTAAAATAGGAGCATTTGCTCTTGCTTGATTTCTAATGACCGCGCCACCTTTTCTCATTGCCTTCACGCCAATGCTATTTCTGACTTTGCGCTCAAGCGAGTTCATTGCCTGACCAAGCTCTTTTAGACCTTTGATGTTTACAGACAAATTAGACATTACCTGTCTCCTTACACATAAGCTGTAAAGACACGTCACGCTCTTGAGTATTAAGCACGGAAAGAATTTCAAATTCTCTTTTCCCAAACTTAACCTTCATTGTGGGTTTAATGCCTTCTATATGACGTAGCCATATTTGAGTGGTAACTTCAGACTGTACTTGCTGTGCTGAAAAATACTCTCGACCTGATAATGGTCTAACATCAGCCCAAACAGTAGCTACTCTCTTCCAGGTTTGAGAACTTGCACCGTAATCATTCACTTCATTAACTTGCCGCAGCAAAGTAATTCTGTGACGTAGCTTTCCTATGTTCATCTTGATCACCTATACATCTATAAAGCGATAACGCTCAATGATGGCTTTAACAGTTGGAGGTAAATCAAAGTTTGTTACACCTTGCCCTTCGTTCCATCCACCACGGTTTTCATATAGGTAAGCGATCAGCATTAATATAGCTATTTTTAAATCACCAGTGATTTCTTGTGCATTAATTGGTTTTTCTTCGGGCAATGTATTAAAAAGCACTCTATTCGTGTGGTTCTCAACCATCGCCTTTGCTGCAACTAGATAGGCAGACAACAAATCATCTTCATCATCATTATCAAAAAGATCTTCTGGTCTT